TTTTTTCTAAAAAAGAAATATTATTTACTTTACTTTCTTTTACTTTACTTTGTGTATTAATGTGCGCATTAATCTTACTTGAAGATGAGTTAATGTATACATTAACCTCGTCCAACAGCCAATATTGCGATAAATCAATATCTTTACGTCTTTTTGAAGCTTCTAAATAAACCTTTTGAATGTTTTTACTTGTTAGTATATTATACTCACTAAATACAAATCCATCGAAAAACTCATATTTAACAAGTTTCCTAACAACCTCATCAACAAGCCCACCAGATAATCCGCCGAGCCTTGCCAATTTGTTTTTTAAAAGTTCCGAAAACTCCACGAAATACCCATTACGGTATATTTCACAAAGTAGCCGCAACACGATTATCTCTCCTTTTACAGAGAACTCCCCCGAGATAGCCAGTATTTTATCGTCTTCAAAAATCCCAACGTCCAAAGGGAAATAATCTAATCCTTGTTTATTTGGTCTTGCCATAGTTGTTAAGTTTTTTAAAACACTCCCTTACCCTTGATAAGCAAGGGAGTGAAAAATGAATGAGGATTAAAATAATGTTGTTTGATTAAGATCGTCAATCATTCGCTGTAAATTCCTTTGCATTTGGTTGTAATAAGAAGGCTTGAGTTCTATCCCTATAAAGTTGCGTTTTAGCCTCAAACTCTCGTGTCCTTCACTTCCTATACCTCCAAACGGACTTAATACGGTTTCGCCTTCATTACTCCACAAGTGCAAACAACGCCTGATCGTCTCCAATTGTAAGGGACAAATATGCTTTTCGTCTTTCTCATCACGTGCGCTGGTGTATTGCAAGGTATCGGAGTAATTGATGTCATACCATACTGGCTCGGCATACTTTTGCCACAAATTCACTGGTAGATAATTCTCTTTTTTCTCATCAGTATCTTGGTGTGTGATCGGCACAAGATTATCTCCTGCATTGCGAAAGACTAAGATGTAATCGGGTATACCAGTGCGAGACATACTACTGTCTTTTTTGATCGTTTTGTGCAGCAATCCGATAGACTTGGTACGGGTCATCTCTACTACTGGGCTCTTCCAAATTGTTATTCTATCGTGGTAAATAAATCCCTCTTTTTGAAAGGACTGAATGAGCATTCCTGAAAAGTCTTTGAGCCCTATATATCCGTCCTTACCTTTCATTGCAGGTAAATCCATACAATGTACTGCTACCAATCGCCCGCTCTTTACTACTCTTGCTAATTCTTTCACAAGGAACTGAAAGTGTACAAAAAACTCTTCATAATCTTGGCAGTTGCCCATATCACGAATATCATCTGAATAGACATATAACTCGGCAAATGGGGGGCTGAATATTGAAAAATCTATACTATCAGTAGGGAGTTTAGCCACCTCCTCTACGCAATCGCCGTGTATGGCTCTGAATGTAGGTGTTTGCATATTTCTTGGTTTTTAATCATTAGTTCTTGCATTTGTTTAAATTGTACTTCCTTATCTCTTATGGTACTCATAACGTTCTGCATAGTGTCAGTAGTTATGATATTCACCGTTACATCGCCTTTCTTTCCAAAGCGGTGTGAACGCCTTACTGCTTGGTAAAAGCCTTCAAATGAGAAGTCAGGGCTCATAAAGGTTTGATGTAGGCAGTGCTGAAAGTTTAGCCCATACTTTGCTATTTGTGGTTTGGTTACTAATACTCTGTATTTGCCGTCTACAAAGTCTAATAGCTTTTGCGCCTTTTCCTCTGGCTCATCTTTTCCTGATACTTCTACCGCTCCACGAATACCAGCCGTAACCTCATTGCTTTCGTCATTGTGTTTTACCCACACAATATGAGGATCATCATCAGCATTAGCAATCTCAATAGCCTTAGCGATACGTTGATCTTTAGTACGCCTCAATTCTTTATTGAAGTCAGTAGCTGATACAGCCATATCGGGGAATAATAAACCGTTGCTGAAATCGTTTTGCGTAATAATTTGGTGCTCTTTATATATCACATCCGATAAGTCATACCCTTGCATTGGGTAACCTATATCAGAAGGATTGGTGAGCATTATTGCCCAGTCTGATACGAACTGGTAGAACTTCTCTACTGCGTGCCCTTTCAATCTCCATTTGCTCGTGTGATCTTGATCGTTAATAAAGTAGGTAGCGAGCATTCCTAATCTACTTTGATAGCCTAAAAACTCCGAGTGATTAGCCAACTCCATAGGATCGTTTGGCGATGGGGTAGCTGTAAAAGCAAACTTATAAGGGGTATTATGGAAATACTCAAATAGTTGTTTTTTAATTTGCCCCTCAAAGTTTTTCATTATCGAACTTTCATCGACGATCAGCCCTGCATACTCTTGTGGGTTGATGTTGTGCAAATTCTCAAAATTGGTGATCGTTACCTTATCAAGGTCAAAACCAAACTTTTCCGCTTCTCTTTTAGTTTGTGCAACCACTACCAATGGGGCAATGATTAACACGGGCTTATTGGTGTGCCTTACGATTTGGGTAGCTGTTTCAAGTTCCATTACCGTCTTCCCAAGACCGCAATCAGCAAATACAGCGTGTTTGCCTTTCATAATGTTTTGGGCAACAATATGTTGCTGAAAGGGGAATAATTTAGGGTTCATCGGTAGTGGAGTAAATCCCTTATGCTCCTTTGCCCGTTGCTTCTGTTGCAAAAATTTCTGATACTCATTCATTTTGATTTGAAATTAGAGATTTGATAAAGATTTATGCGCACTCAATCTCCTTCAAATCGGTTATTAATTATTTTTGTAAGGTTTCAGTTTATAGTAATTTTCAAAGTCTATTAGCCATTGAGGCTTTTTTGTCTTTTTGTTTAAATAGTTTAGCAGTTCTGAATGATACTTCTTGAATATAGTTACCAGTTCAGTATTAGGTGTTTCTCCTGCTAATATATTCAGGCGTTTTTGCGCTATATGAATATCTTGATTAAGTTTGAAATTATGAGTACTTTCCTCTGTATAACCTCCTATCTCCAACACCCACGCTAATAACTGACAACATCGTGCATCTGAAAGTACTTTTATTCCCGCCTGCTCTGCGGTCTCTATGATTGATTTATATAGTGTTTTCATATAAAATCTTTTTTCAAACATTTATTTAATGGTATATCCCATATTCTTTCCATCCTTCTTGTTGACAATTTACAGGCGTATAAAGGTCTGTATATACGAGGTAACGATAGAAGGTTGTCTTTGATACTTTTAGTTTTTTGGCAATGATTTTTTTCTGCGTACCCTTTTCTAATTCTTTGACGATCCACTCGTGTTTATCGGTACATTTTTGGTTGAGCCTACAGCGGAAACCTCTTTGCCTACCAAGTACCATTCCCTCTGCTTTTTTGCGTGCAAGAGCTTCTTTGGTGCGCTGGCTGATAAGGTTGCGCTCAATCTCGGCTGATAGACCAAAAGCAAAAGCAAGCACTTTGCTCTGTATATCATCTCCTAATCGGTAATTGTCTTTAATAGTCCATACACGGCACTCTTTGGTCATACATATATTGAGAATTTCCATTATCATAAACAAGTTACGCCCTAACCGTGACAGTTCACTGCAGATAATAATATCATCTTTCTTTACTTTTTTTAGCAACTTTCCCAATTGACGTTTGTTATAATTTTTGGTGCCGCTAATGGTTTCTTCAATCCAGTCGTCTATTAACAATCCTTTTTTCTCACAAAAATTTGTAATTTCAAATCGCTGGTTCTCTATTGTTTGTTTATCGGAACTCACCCGAATATATCCGTATACCATAATTATCAATTCATTTGTTTTAGCCCCCGCTCACAGATCGAACGTGAGTGCTTGCCTATCGGGGTACACAATGGACAAAAATTACAACGTTTCTTTGCTTTTATCTATATATTCCTTGCAAAACTGGTGGTCTATAACTGCCTCTACATTCAGCGTTTTTGCCGATAACAAGGTCATCGTATAAGGAGGTAATTCTTTATCATCATCAGCCACTCGCATATAAGTTTCATAAAACGCCTCACTTAGTGCTTTTGCTTCTTCTGCATTAGGTGCTTTCACTAAAAAGCGCATTGGGTAAGATTCTTTATTTACCATTATTTCTACCTCTATCTGATAGAACTTATTTTGATCCTCATCGCTGTTTTTCTTTGCCAACGATACAAGGGTAAAATACTGCTGCTCTTTGAGTGATTTTATTTCATAAAACCCAATGTAATTTTGTTCGATATAGTCAGTTATAATTCCCCTTGCTACATCTATGCTGTTAGCATATAGGTAGAACGTTCTTTTTTTTCGAGAGATTTCCACTACTGCTATCCATATAGTACTGTTGCCCAATACAGCATCTGCAGTGCGTTGTATTGAACTTAATCGTACATCTTTAATGTTAAGTTCCCCACTCTTAATAAAGAAGTCTATGGTTTGAAAATTCTCATCGTTTAATTCTTCGCCCTTAGAAATAATGAGTTCTTTTCGTTCTATGGTTACGACTTCCCCAGTATCCTCGTCTGTAAAATCTTCTTTCCATCGTCTGTAAAGACTATTCATTAGGTACTTAGATTCTTTGCCTTTCAATAATGAGAGGTCGTTGGAAGTCATTATTTTCTCATTAAATCGGCTTACTGTTTCTTTTTTCATTTTAATAATATTTTCCTTGTAAATTATTCACTTGCTTCTCTATCTCGTTGAGATACGCCAAATCATCGGGCGTTGGTAGGTATATCCCCGCTTCCTTGCTGGCGTAGTCCCTGAAATTATCAATGGCGGTTGTCATCTCCTTCGTGTCCAAACTCGCTGTACTTCGCCACGCTGTGCGTATCTCACCCGTTTTGCGATTAGCGTATTCAGTTCTGAATATCTGAGGGTTTACAATCTTCTTAAACATCTCTTGTTTCACGTATTCGGGAGTTTCTCCATATTCTAATGCGAACCACGCAAAGAGTAGGTGAATGTAATTGTTCTGTGAGTAGGTGCGTTTAGGCTTCTTTTCGGTGATTTCAAAGGTCTTTTTCTTTTCTATAAGAAACGCTAAACGCTCCTTTGCTCTTTGTATATCTAACTCATTGCTTGCGTTGAAAATCATAGTTTTTTATATTGAAAGCAAGGCAGGACTCGAACCTGCTACTATCCCAATTGATACTTGCTTTTTGTTTTGCCTTAAAAAGGCATTCCGTCATCTTCTTGTGCTGGTGCTTGTCCGTAATTGTTAAACATTTGCCCCTGCTGATATTGCGGTTGTCCTTGTGGAGGGTAGGCAGGTTGCGCATATTGCGGTTGCTGTGGGTAACCTTGGGGAGGTTGTGCATAACCTTGGGCTTGCTGGTATTGAGGTTGCTGGTATTGTTGCGCTACATTCGTGGTTTGAATGAGTTCTATTTTCCAACCTAATACCGTATTGAAGTACTTAACCTCGCCTTGCTGGTTTGTCCACTCTCTACCGCGTAAGTTAAAGTGTACCCTTACATTCTGACCTACTTTCAAATTGTTGAGCAAATCACAACGCTGTTGCGTGAATTGTATAAGAATATCATTAGGATATTGCTCTTCTGTGGTGATAACCAAATCACGCTTTTGAAAGCCATTTGTCCCTACTGTTTCGGGGGCAAATATTACTTTAATTCGTCCTTGTATTTCCATAGTTATTGTTTTATAATTCTCATTTTCTTGAAGATTTCTAATGCTTTGTCTTTAGTCAAAGCGTTAAAGCATTTGTTAGAGTCTTCTTCAGTAGCAAACACATAATCTAAGAATAGCAATAAATTTCCATTAGATGTAGTTACTTTTGTGGAGTAGGTCTCATTATCTCCGTTGTATTCTTTCTGCACGAGTATTTGTCTATCTTCATACTCATACACTTTGCAAAATGTGTATTTTTTCATAGTTATAATAAAGGTTTTGCGATTTCTAATAATTCTCTTTGTTCTTCAAGGAATTTGTCTCTGATTGTATAATCTCTAAAAACCAATACAGTGTTAAATTCATTTATATCTGAATCACTATTAGTAGTTATTTTATTGTTTCTAACTCTTATACAGAAATGCATCTTATTTTCCTTACTCCAATTAGGCTGCCAACCCTCATTGTAATAGTCTCTAAGAAATAGAAGTTTTA